ATTATGATTGAAGAAAAGGACTGGGTGCGGTGTCCGAACTCGAATTGCAGACACAAGTTGTTCTACAGGAAAGGGAAGACGATTTTCATTCCCACATGGGCTGATGGCGCTGATATGAGCATTAAGTGTCATTCGTGCCACAAGGTGTATTATTTTAGAGTAGCTAAGGAGAAGTAAATGCAGATCGTAGAAAAGAAGCTGACGGAGCTGACTCCGTATGAGAACAACCCTCGAATGAACGAGGATGCTGTGGACGGAGTTGCGGAAAGCATCAAGAATTACGGCTTTAAAGTGCCACTTGTGATTGATCGCGATGGAGTTATTGTCTGCGGTCATACGAGGTACAAAGCGGCGGAGAAACTGGGCCTTACGACCGTGCCTTGTGTGGTGGCAGATGACCTGAACGAAAAGCAGATTAAGGCGTTTAGAATCGCTGATAATAAGACCTCAGATCTGTCGATTTGGGACAATAAGAAACTTCTGGAAGAGTTAGACGGACTGGAAGATCTTTTCACTGGCTTTACGGAAAGTGATCTGTTCGAGGATACTCTGGACAATGTTGATCTCGATGCTCTGAAAGAGAACGAAAAGGGTGTCGTATATGAGATTAAGATCAAAACCAACTCAAAGGAAAAGGACGACAAGATCATGGCTAGTTGGGAGACGATAGACTTATGAGAGATGACGTCTTGATTGTGGAAATCTCCGGCAAGAGGCCCGGAACGAGCAAACAGAGGACAACCGAAAAATACCCGATGAAGTGCAAGCACATTATTGTGTCGAATGATTCGGAAGGGTATGAAACCGACTGGGAGATTGTAAACGTTCCGGAAGACTACAAAAAATGGTATATTGAGAATGTCAAAACTTCCGACAAGGCTTGGTATGCTCCAATGAATCGGTCGTATGCAATTAAGTATGCCCGGGAGCACGGATATAAGTATCTGGTGCAGATGGATGACAATATCAAATTATTGCAAATCGCATACCTGATTGATGAAGGAAGCTATAGTAAGAGATATACCCACACGTGGTCTGCTTCTGACAATCTTACCGATTATGTTGTCGATGATTTTGTGGACATGATGTGTGCAGTTCTTGATAATACGAATGCTGGAATGTGCGGAATGAATCTGGCGGCAGTTATCCCGGATGACAGTGTTATTACAGAACGGTACGTATATTCGTTTTTTACTCTTAAACTCGATTCGTGCCCTGATGTTTTTCAGGGCGATTTTGAGGACGATATTGAATACAGACTGAAACTTGCGCAGATGGGCATACCATGTGTACAGTTAGGCTTTTTGCAGTATGGAAAACAGGGAGTCGGTGGAGGGAAAGACTTTAAGGACTTGACTGGTTGCCGGGCCGCATATAAAGAAGCTGGCGTAAAGCGTGGAGAGCATATGCGAAAGCTGTATGGAGATATATACAGTGCAGGAACCACGTCTAAGGGAATATCGACAAATCAGAAATCGAGGCAGGAAGGAAGATTCAAGCATAAGCTAAAAACAGTCAAACTTGGCGTGAAAATCAAGAATGCTGATTTTATAAATTCGAAAATCAAAGGGCTTCTCGAAAAATATGCAGTAGAAAAGAAGGATTCCATATCTTTAAAAGAAAAGGAAGAGAAGAAATAAATGGCAAGACCAAAGAAAGAATTTAATCAGAAGCAGTTCGAAGCCATGTGTGCCATTCAGTGCACGGAGGAAGAAATCTGCGGAATTTTTGATTGTGATGATGTGACGCTGAACAGATGGTGCAAGGACACCTATGGAAAGCGTTTCTCGGAGGTTTACAAGCAAAAAAGACAGGGCGGGAAAATGTCTCTCAGGCGAAAGCAGTGGGAGATGGCCGGAAAGAATCCCACAATGGCGATTTGGCTCGGAAAACAGTGGCTCGGGCAGACGGATAAGGTGGAGCAAACCGTGGCTGTGATCTCTGATGAGACAAGAGACGAGATCAAGGAGTTTTTGAGCGATGATGATGGACAGACAGCGAAAGAAAGTTCTAACGATTCTGAAGGATGATCCCGTTCGGGTCGGTCATGCGCTTGGATTCGAAAAACTGGAAAGTCTGCACAATCAGTGGCTTATCGATATGGTTTATGGTCACGGAGACAAGACGTTACAGGCCCATCGAGGTTCATATAAGACCACGGATGTTTCCGTGGCCTTACTTTTGATTATGATTCTTTTCCCGAATGATCGCACTTTATTCATGCGTAAGACGGACACTGATGTGAAAGAGGTCATCGCGCAGGTGCAGAAGATGTTGGACACGGAGTTCGCTCATTGGCTCGTTCATGAGGTTTGGGGCGTTAATCTGGAGGTCGTGAAGTCCACACAGACAGAAATCACAACGAACCTGACAAACGACCCGAGAGGCTCTTCTCAGCTCACGGCGCAAGGTATGAACGGGTCCCTGACCGGTAAACACTACGACCGGATTTTCACGGACGATATTGTGAATATCCAGGACCGAGCATCAAAAGCTGAGAGAGATCATACAAAACTCGTTTATCAGGAATTGCAGAACATAAAGAACCGGGGAGGAAGAATTTATAACACCGGAACACCGTGGCACAAGGAAGACGCTTTTACCATCATGCCGAATCCGGTCAAGTATGACTGCTATTCTACGGGGCTGATCACCGAGCAAGATCTCCGGGATATTAGGGATAAAATGAGTCCGAGCTTGTTTGCGGCAAACTATGAGTTGCGACACATCGCATCTGAAGACGTTATTTTTCAACCGTTGGATGCGAGCCATTTCGGGCTTTCTCTTTCTCTGGTAGAACAGGGGCTCATGCACGTTGATTCGGGCTTCTACGGCGAGGACTATACGGCAATGACTGTGTGCAAGAAGCACGATGGCAAGTATTATGTCCTGCTCAAGATGTGGAGGAAACACGTTGAGGACTGTTATCCGGACATTATCAGTGCGTATAGACGATTTATGTCCGGCAAGTGCTATATGGAGACGAATGCAGATAAGGGCATGGTCGCACGTGATCTAAGACAGGCAGGCATGAAAATGGTGACATATGCCGAGAAGATGAACAAGTACGTAAAAATCGTCACATATCTGAAAGCTATTTGGAACGATGTCTATTTTGTAGAGGGGACAGACATGGATGCGGTGCAACAGATTTGTGATTACAGTGACGTAGCAGAGCATGACGATGCGCCGGATTCTATGGCAAGCATGGCAAGGGCATTATACAAGAAAGTAGATGCGGAACAGGCAGATTATACGATGTTCTTATAAGGGGAAAGGATGAAAGAATTTAAGTCGTTTTACAAATCGGTTGGAGGAAATGAGGGCGGAAAGTGCCATTATAATACACGGTTGGACGTGTACGGATGTGGATGCGAGCATAATTGCGAATACTGCTATGCGAGATCGCTTTTAGCGTTTCGTGGTTTATGGAGACCTGACGACCCTTCCGTGGCTGACATCCACAAGATCAAGCGGAAGTTGCTGTCGATTCCGCACGAAACAATTTTGAGAATGGGCGGAATGACAGATTGCTTTCAGCCGTGCGAGAAGAATTACAAGGTCGCAAAGCAGACAATTGAAGCGATGAACGAGTACGGAATCGAGTACTTGATAGTAACAAAGTCCGCGCTAATTGCAAGCGATGAATATGTGGAGATTATGGACAAAAATCTTGCGCACATTCAGATCAGTATTACAAGCACGGACGATGAAACAGCCAAGCGATATGAGAACGCAAGCCCAATTTCTGAAAGAATTAAAGCAATTGAGAAGTTGCAGAAAGCCGGTTTTGATGTATCCATCCGACTGTCGCCTTACCTTCCACAGCTTGTTGATTTGAGCGTGATTAACGACATCAAATGCGATAAAATTTTGGTAGAGTTCTTGCGAGTCAATCCATTTATTGAAAGGACGTTTCACGAAATTGACTTGAGCGAATATACCGTGAAACAGTCTAATTATCGGCATTTATCGCTTGAAAAGAAGTTGAAGTATTTAAGCGATATTACGATTCCGCAGAAGTCGGTGTGCGATGATGTGGACGAACATTACGATTATTTCAAGAACCATTTCAATTACAATTCAGACGATTGTTGCAATTTGAGGAGGAGATAAAGATGCTGTGCGACAAGTGCAAATATTGCGTTCTGGGTCCTGGAGGAAAAGTATTTTGCTGGATTGATGATGCAGAAATTACGGACGTAAGCGACGAGTGCGATTGTTTTGAGCGAAAGGACGAAAACGACAATGGATGAGTATACCTATCAGGATTTGCTGAAGGTCGGAAAGAGTGAGGGAGATCGGCTCGATTTTGTCCGCAGTGCGATCACCGTCCACAAGGGAAG